AAGGCACAGTCGAAGACATAGCTTTAGCTATAGCAGAAGCTTTAGCACCCGCAAATTCATCTATTTGTATAACTGTCGCCCATTGAGGATATATTCCACTACAATTTCTCCCTCTCATCCAAATAGAAGGCATGAATATCTTGCCACGTCTATCTCCTTGGAAGAAAGCGCCTAGCCAGCTGAATGTAGAATTTGCACATATCCCCCCTGCGCAATTGCTCATTTCCACTAATGAATCATATGGGTCCACTTTATCAGAAATGGTATATTGAATTCCGAATTGTTTCATATAGTTAACAGCATATCCATTATCATTCGAGAATATTATATATTTTACATCGCCTAATTGAGAAAAACACTCTGTATAATACGATACTAAATTTAGACCAAAGCTTCCATCGCCAATATAATCTCCACCACGTATGTGAACAAAATAGGTATTATCATAGTAGGCTGTTCGTATAGTGGGTATAAACGAATGTGAAGGAAAATATCGTATATCTTGAAAATATCCATGTAAAATTACATTAGAAGAATACTCCTCTAAATTATTATAATTCATTTCCACTTGTTCCTTTACCCTAGAATACCCCTGTAATGTATCTACCGTATATAGACTTGAAAATATCTTTTTAATAATAGAATCAAGTCCTTTTTCATGTGGCTTCATTCCATCCGTCATCAGAGATGGAACTAGGACACATGTTTTATTATACTTTTCACCATATCCTAGAGCAGCTAGAATCTGAAAAATTCTATTTCCTAGACCATTTCGTAACATAACAGATACTAGATTGCCATTTGGGTTAACTTGTATTTGCACTTTTGAAATTGTAGTCTCGGAAAATCTAGGCGGTGTGGATTTAGGGGCTACTTGTTGGGGGCTATTAGTATTGATACACTTTGCAGCAGATTTAACTGCATTAGTTTTAGATTCAAGTGTTCTATGCACTAGAGAAATAATATCAGGATGAATATTTTTATTGGTATACATGGTCAACTAACATATTTTATTAATTAAAAATTGATAAAATTTGTGCAGTAAAACTAGATAGCCTATGTCTCCTAAGATTCAAATTGAATTTATAGAGCTCCTAAGTATTTTAAGATATTCTGTGCGAAACATAGAGCCCACAGGCTCAGCTGAGCCAGGGAAACGTGTGGCAAATGAATTCATCTTTGAATTGAATAAGAGGGGGTACATTGATGCGAGGATGTTGAAGGAGACTTTCTGGTCAATCAATCCGGAACTAAAGGAGTCAGAGAGACACTAAGGCGTAAACGCTAAGGCGTATCGCTATGGCGTAAACGCTAAGGCGTATCGCTATGGCGTAAACGATACTTCCGCTTCTTTAGTTTTCCCAGAGTGTCCTTAAGTAGATAAAGAGCAGCATCCTTCGTAGACTCTTTTATTGTTTTACAGAGCTCCTGGAATTCATTATCTTTCAGAACATCCTTATAAGACTCCTGGAATACTCCAGTAGTGTCACTCAGAATTGCATAATAGAGGCCCTTAGATTTCCAGTGTATCCTGTCTTCAGCATTCATTAGATGACCCTTATCCTCAGCTTCCTTTAGAGGATTCCTTGATACTGGGACCTCATTGAATTGAATACTTGTTGGCCATTTTTCTAGGATGAGATTACACTGGTCAAGGAAATCTTGAAGAGGAATTTCACCCTTCATAGAATTACATGAGCCACAACAGGGTCTACAATTTTCAAGGGTATATTTGCGAATTGTATTATCTACACGGTCTAGACCAATTCCATGAGCATCCTGATATCCACAGAGATAGCATGCTGAGCGAGTAAGCCAATCCCATTGTTGTTGTGTAATTTCAAAAGGGAGCTCACGGGTTTCTTCAGCCTCTCGTTTATATGTAGTATAATTGCGATTATTTGATCTTGTATAATATAGAGCCCATTTCGTATAGAATTCTTTTGTTGGTAAAGCTTTTTTTGTAATTATTTTGCACTTCTCTATAAAGAATTCTGGATGATAGAAATGTTTCATACGATTACATTTCCAACAAGCAGGTACACAGTTTTCTTTGGTATAACCTAAGTCATTATTTACTCTATCAATTCCATTAGCCTCATCATCTTTTCTTAAATTACAGTAATGACAAGGACTTGTGACTAACGCCTGGAATTCCTCAAAATTTAGCTGGAAATCACCGTGGCCTCTTTTAAGAGAACCCGTTATATGATATTTATACGATGCCTCTAAATTTCCAAAACGCTCTTTCTTATAATTTCGTTCTCTATCTTCACGCTTCTTATCATGGACCGCCTGTTTTCCTGCACATTCTAGACAATGCATCGAATCTTTCCCATATCTAGTCTTGAACACATCAAAATCTTTTGTGCATTTAATACATGAGCGCACTAGAGTATTTTGAATTTCAGTGGCCTTTATGATTTCCTTTTTTCTTTTATACCTTTCAGTATCCTTTTCTCTTTCCTTTTCTAAACAGACTTCACATGACTTCTTATCAATTACAAGAGTAAAACAACCTCGTGCAATATCGCAATATTTAATCCCTTTCTCTTTCTCTTCAAGATAGTATTTATCACGCTCATGTTTCTTACAGAAGTCTCCTTCTAAGACCTTGAATTTACAACCATTATGCTTACATCCAACGACTTTCTTAGAAAGCTTCTTCTTACAATCATCACACGAACCTTTTGCTTCATTATTACATCCGCGAAAGAAGAAGCGGCACCAGGTTTTACCCTGCGCTACTCCGTCATCAAATATCTTGTTTCGCACATGTCTCCCACAATATAAATCAGGCCCAGGGGGGAACTGGCATCTTTCTCCTTTTCTAGAGCCTTCTTGGACGATGGCTTTACAGGATTCCATATACCTATATTTAGAGCCGGAAATTTCAATTTTTGTCTACGAATGCTGGAACTGAGGACATTGTCCACACTTTAGTAATTCGTGTAAATTGTTTGATTTGTAAGCTTTTGGAACCGCTGCTCGTTTTGTGACGTGAAATTGTCCACGGATTCTCTTAATTGGAATAAGCGAGTCCTCCCATGCCACTCATGATGCGGAGCACATTGTAGTTCGTGGCATACACGCGGACCGTGGAGCTCGTGGCCGTGCCGACCGCGTTGTTGGACACCGTGAGGAGGAGCGTGGTGTTATCAATGCGGGATAAGTTGCACGTGCCAGAGGGCTGGTGCTGCTCAGGCTGGAGAGCGAAGGAGTAGACGTTGATACCAACGGCAGGGACGTTGGTGTGGTGCTGGTAGGGCTGCACCTCGTTGAAATAGCGACCCTCGCGCACCTGGAAACGGTCGTGGCCGTTGAGCTGGAGGAGCGCCGTGACCGTGGGGTTGTTGCCGGCGAGGCCCTCCACGCGCGTGACGGAGTAGCCAGACTCGAGGACGGCGCGGTCCCACCAGTCGGAGTAGTTGAAGGGCTGCGCGCCCTTCCAGGGGCCAACCACGTTGTCGTCGCAGGACACGAAGGAGTCGCGCTGGACAACCCAGATGAGCTCCTTGCAAGGGTGGTTGAAGTTGAGCTTGAGCTTGTTGGATGAGCTCGTGATGGACTCACCGCCCGTGAACTGGAGCGTCTCGATGAGGTACTCGTGGGAGACCTGGGCGAACTTGCGGCGCTCGTCCGTGTCGAGGTAGATGTAGTCCACGTAGAGGGACGCGGCGACGAGGCCAGCGGCCGCCACGCGGTCGCGGATCGTGTGCGTGTTCGTGAGGAGAGGCGTCTGGTCGAAGCAGAGGTTGCGGAGGTCGTTGAACTCGAGGTTGATGCGGACCTCGTGGTACTGGAGGGCAATGAGAGGGAGAGCAAGTCCAGGGTTGCGGTTGAACCAGAACTGGAGAGGGATGTAGAGCGTGTACTCGGGGGAGCACATGAGGAACTCGTTGGACGTGTTGGGCTCGCCGCCGGCGCAGTAGTTGTCGCAGTCCTCGCCACCCTGCACTAGGAGATTCGTGAGCTGGGGCACGTTGCCAACCATCTTGGCGTAGCCGGCCTGCTTGCCCGCCTCCTGGGTGAGCTCATTCCAGATCTGGAGCCAGTCACCGTAGTGCTTGTCGATGCGCTGGCCACCGATTTCGAGCTCTACGTTCTTCACTAGATTGTGACCGACCCAGTTGAGCCAGCGGAACTGGGCACCTGAGCCGTCCGTGCTCTGGAGAGTTACCTTGGGGAGCGTCGCCTGAAGGTAGATGCGGTAGATTAAGTCACCATTGCGCTGGATGGTGCACGTAACCTTGCGGCCAAAGCCAGGAGAGCCGTTGAAGGGGTTCTCAATGGACTCCATGGCGAAGTTCGTGTGGCGGCGGTAAACCACCTTGAAGAAGGTAATCTGGGGATTTCCCGTTAGATAGACGTCCTGAGCACCGTAGGCTACAAGTTGCATGAGACCCCCTCCTGTCATGTTGTTATACCTAGCTAAGAGAAAAAAAATTCGGCAAAATGGAATTTTCGGCGGAAAAAGGAAACATGCCGGAAGGCAATTTTGCTAATATATCCGTTTCTCAACTTTCA